GCTCCAGTTGATCCAGGGCCCGGCTGTAATCGTCAGCGACGCCAACGATGCGCCGTGGCCCTGGGGTGATCGTCACTCGGCATCGTCCTCGCTGTCGTCGTCATCACCAGCGGAGAGCATCACATTGATCAGATCAGCCTTGACCAACTCCAAGGCTGCCAGTACATCAGCCAGGGTAAGGCTTACGTCAGCCTCCAGGGCTTCCTCGATGGTGGCACGGATAGTGTCGAACAGTTCGTTCATGGCGCAGTGTCGGTGGGGACAGGGTAACTTTCCGACGGCAGCATCCCGTAGTCGTTCAGCCCCACAGGCTCGGCCGGTTCTGGCGCCTCGCCGCGGATCCGCTCCAGCTCGTCATCAACGCTGCTGGTGATCGGGTTCACGCCCCTGCGCTGCAACAGCTCGACGGCGCTCTGCTGGCTGATCAGCTCCACGCCACCGGCCAGCTGCTGCAGCTGCGCCACATCCGCCGGCTCCAAGGGGCGGTCGTAGATGGTGCTCGACATCTGCAGGCCAGCGCCGGGGCTGAGGGGTTCGCCGGTGAAGGCGGTCCAGATGGCCAGCACGCTCTGCAGCATCGACGCCTTGCGCTGCCCCAGCCTGGTGATCCCCGCCTGCGTCTGCGCGGCCTCCAGCCCCGCCTGTGTGGCCGTCTTCGTGCCGCCGCCGTCGCCGTAGAGGAAGCCTATTGTTGAGCGGGCAATCAGCTTTTCGATTTCCTGGATTTGCGCCCGCTGCTCTGCCAGGCTGCTCGCGCTGGGCTCGGCAAACGTGAACGAGCCGCCCTGATCCAAGTCAATGACGCTGTTTGGCCCAATCATCAGCGGCCGGCGTGCCTCGCCCGGCGCCGGTGGCGTCCTGCCGATCGCGACCGGCACCGGCATGGCGCAGCGGTGCGTTTTCTCGGCCAGGTCTGAGCGCATTTGAAAATGCTCCAGGCTGTGCTCAACCACCTGCCGCAGCGGCATGCCGCCCTGCCCAAAGCTGGCCTGCTCACTGGGATACCAGACGACCGGTACGACCGGCAACGGCTGGCCATTAGCGCCGATGTACTGACCGTCGTCTACCAATTCAACCGTCAGATCATTAGCTTTATTGCGTTCTAGCTTTAGCAGCATCCATTGGCCGCGGCTGACCACTCTATAGCGAGGCTCCAACTTGATTCCGTAGTCGCCATCCTCGACTTCGATCATCTCCAGGAACGTCACCCGTTCTAGTGTTTCGATGCCGTCAGTGATTGCGACGCGCCAGTTCAATGCCTTAGCCCGCGGCCGCAGCACCAGATAGGGCCTGCGGCCTTGCGCAGCTTCCTCTGCGGCATTAGCGGGCCGTCCGGGCGGCATCTCCACCTGGATGGCGACAGCACCATCACGCAGGCAGAGACTATCAGCCTGCATTAGGAATGAATCAAGGCTGTTACCTTCAAGATCAATGTTGCCAGTAGATCGCTCGAAGCTATCAGGCGGATCATTCAATGTAAACCGCGATAGAACACCAGCGTATGCCTCAATACTAGAACGAAAGAATCCGCCGTAGACAGCGCGGTTCAGTCGTGATTGGTAAGCATCCGGCGGCTCTGCTGGTTCCTGCGGCAGGTAGCGAGCCTTGACGCCACGCAGGTAGCAGTATGCATCAAATGCTCGCCGCAGGTCATCCTGCAGATCCGCCAGGGTTGGATGCAAGAAGCTGGGCAGCTTCGGGTCGCTGCTGGGGTGATCGAGCCGAGTATCCACAGCGCGGGGATGGTATCAGCTCAGCTTTCCGATCAGGTGATCAATGCCACTTGCACACCAGGCTCAGCCGCCACGATCGGCGCACGCCTGGCCCGTGCTGGCTTCTCTGACGTCGTCTCCGGCACGCTGACCGGCAGTGCCAGCTGCATCACCTCACTGAGCCTTCTGCCGCCCAGTAACGTTTTTAGCCGGGCATGAAAGGCCTCCAGCTGCCGCATGGGCACTGCCAGCCTGTGCGGCCGGCTCCACCAGCTCAGCAGGCTGCTGGCATCGCCAGGATGGATGTTGGCCCAGGCCTGCTCGACGAGTGCCTGCAGCGGCGCCAGGCGGTCGGGCTCCTCGATCTCCGGCGGCGGGCTGCCATCGAGGCCGTGGGTGTCATCCAGCGACACGGTGCCGGTCATGCTGGCGAGCATCTCGTCCAGATCCTCCTGGCTCAGGCCTGCCTGCGCGGCGACCTCATGGGATGGCACGTCGGGGTCCGACAGCAGCCGCTGCACCTTGCCCCAGGCCTCGCGCCAGCGGGAGGGGTAGCGGACGGCGTGGCCCTTGTCGCGGAAGTGATGGAGGATCTCGCCGTTGACGAACGGGCAGACCACCGTCGACAGCGCATAGGGCCGTCCTGTGCCCGGGTTGATCCGCTGCGGGTCATAGCGGCGGCAGCCGCGGATCAGGCCCATGAACGCGACGGCTTTCGAGGTCTTCGTACGGCTGGCCGGTCTTCTTCGACCACCGCCAGGCCGCCTGGCGTGCGAGGCCGAGGTTCGCCTCTACAAGCGCCTCGGAGTGGTCGGTGGGGGGTGGGAAGGTGCTCATGCCTGGACCTCCGGGACAGGCCGCAACGCGCAGCGCAGCACGACGCAAGGACCATCGCGATGCAGCACCTCCAGGACACGGAAGTCGTCGCGGCCGATGCGGAAGCGTTGATCAGGGCCCATGGCAACGACAGGCGAGCCGTCGCGGCGGTTGAGCTGCACCGTGGCTGTGCAGTAGTGGGCCATGACAGTTGGCGGTGGCTCGCTGGAGAACCAGTCCGGGCCACTGGCGGCAATCATGGGAACGCCTGGCGACAGATCCTGCTCGTAGCACTGAACGTCCGTGACGAAGGTCTCCCACTCCTTGCGGTCAAGCGTCGCAGTCACGCCGCCACCTCGTCATCGTCGTCAGCGCATGGCGGCTCGACGCCCTGCAGCAGCGCCAGGGCCAGCTGTAGCCGCTCGGCATCCTCGGCCCAGGTCACCAGCTGATCGCGTGGTGCGGTGGTGTCGGCGGTGAGCTGCTGCACCATGTCCCGATGCCCGTCGTGATGCCGCTCGATGATCGCGACAGCCAGCGCGAGGTCGTCGGCCGGTGATGGGTTGAGCTGCTCGCGCATCTCCAGCATCTGCCGCAGGTAGTCGCTCTGGGCCTGGAGCGCCAGGAGCTCGTCGGGGGTGTTGGGGGTGTGGGTCATGGCGTGGGCTCCTTCGGCACCACCCGCAGCGGCGCGGGCCAGAAGCCGTGGCGACGGTCGAGGTATCCACTGCCGGGCGGATGCAGATAGTTGCCAAGCCGCCAGCGGAAGGGTCCACGTGGCCCCTTCCTGTGCCACAACAGCCGATGCCAGGCATGCGCCACCAGGGGCATGTCGTGCGTGATCACCTCACCCGTCTCGATGTCGCAGACCATGGCGCCGCGCCCGTAGGTGGCCCAGAACTCCTCGGGGTAGAACATGGTCACAGCTTCGCCTCTACCTCGACGCGGTAGGAGGCCGGCGCGCCCAGGTTGATGAGCGATTCGGCGGAGATGTACGTCACCATGGCGTCGGTGTCAGCAGAGAACCGCCGCAGCGCACAGGTGATGGTGTGCTCCAGTCCGGCCTTTGCGGCCTTGGCCTCTTCGATGGTCATGGGTTGGTGGGTGGGCAGGGTGGTACGTGTGACTGCAGCGCTTACTAGTCTCAGCAGTGTTGGGTGGGCTGGCCATCTGGATCCCGTGAAACAGAATCGACCCACTCACTTCCGTCATAAGTAACAGGGAAGTAAACGCGCCGAGCAGTCCACGCGGTGAAAGGCTTGCCTTCAACACAGCCAAAGCTATCGTCAAACTCTTTGTTTAATTCGTCTTCGGTCAGGGTAATGCTCACAATGTCATCCCAACCCTCGCCCTGCCGCTCCAGTTGTTCAGTGATCAGCTTTTTCCATGTGCTCATAGTTGGCTCTCCGATGTGGTGGGTGAATAATGGCTACCTGAACCCCGGCACGTTCGTCAACCTGCGCTTGCGCACAGGCTCCGCGAACGGGTCCGCGGGCGCAGCCGAGTTGCTGGCGTGGCCGTAGTGGACGGTGCTGACGCGCATGGGGCCGGTGCCTTGCACGTAGTTGACGGCCTGCGTGGTGCTGTCCACCAGGTCGTCGTAGGTGTCGCCGGGGAACTTCACCAGCTGCGCGGTCAGCGTGCCGGTGAGCGGGTGGTGGCGCGGGAACCAGACGCGGCCCTGGTTGAACTCCGGGGTTGCGGCATTGGCGCGGGCCACCTTCCCGCCGAGCGGGTTGACGGCATGGACGATAAAGCCAGCGGCGGCTCGCTTCAGGGTGGAGATCACCGCGGGGCCATTGGCCTTGTCCTCCACCAGTAGCTCCCCGAATCCCCAGGTGGGCCACATGGCGGCCACGGTGTCCATGGTGGCGGCGAAGTCGAGGCGTTGATTGATCAGGTCCAGCAACCACAGCCCGGCGGCGTCCTGGCCCCAGAGAGTGAGCGCCACCATGTCGCTGCCGGCGGAGTCCTTGAAGGTGCAGTCGATGCTGGCCAGCTTGCGGGTGAACGACCGCGGCAGGGTCGCATCGCCGAAGTCGCCCGGCCGATCGATGGTGCCGTAGAAGCGGAACATCTCCGCGGTGAAGATCGTCCCCTTGCCTGGCGTCGGCCGTTGCTGATACAGCGCCTCCCAGTCGCGGGTGGGAGTGTTGAGCCGCTTCTTGCGCGCCCAGTCGGCGTCATAGCGGCTGGGGTCCAGCGCCTCGCCGGGCTGCCGATCGTCCGCCTCGCGGGTCACCAGCGCCGGCAGTGGCTTGATGGTGGGCTCCGCGATGAGCGGCAGGCTGATGACGTGCCACGGCTCGGCGGCGTCGCCGTTGCCTTCGACGCTCCAGCTGCTCGACCTGCTGCAGCAGCCAGCCGATCAGGTCCGCCTCGGGTCCAGCGGGTGTGGATGATGAGCTTGATGCCGCCGGGCTCCTCGCGGGTGTTGAGCACCGTGGACCACCAGTTGTAGAGCTGCCGCCGGTACGCGGCGCTCTCGGCCTCCTCCCGGCCCTTGATGGGGTCATCCACGTTGAGGAAGTCCGCGGGCAGGCCGGTGCCCTTGCCGACGCCGGCAGCCCAGAAGCCGCCCAGGCCACCAGCGGTCTTCCATCGGTCCTTGCCGGTGCTGGAGGGATGCAGGGCGCCACCAGAGGCGAGGAAGTAATCGCGGGCGGCCTCGCCGAACTCCGCGGCGAGCGTCTGGGTGTTGGCGCCCTGTCCCCAGGTGCGATCGGGGAATCGGCGGAGGAAGTAACCGGGCAGGAAGCGGCTGAAGATCGTTGACTTGAAGTGCCGCGGTGGCAGCTCGACCATGAGTCGCGGCAGCTCGCCATCAACGACCCGTTGCGCGATCTCGATGAGGCGTGTGGTGTAGCGGGTGAAGGCGAACGACGGGAAGACAGCCGCGATGTAGTCGCCGAAGCTGCGGGTGTAGGGGGCTTGAGGCACCGCCGTGACGGTCTGCTGCTGCAGGTCCAGGGCCGCCAGCCGGGCTTCGAGGGTGGCAGCTAGGGCGGGCATCAGGCGTCAGCGTCAGGCCGCTCCGCCCCCAGCCCCCGTGCCTGCAGCTGCAGCAGCAGCGTGCGCTCCAGGTCCGGCGGCAGGCCAGCGGCGGTGATGGCATCCACCACGGCGCTCATGGTGCGACGCTCCACCTTTCGTTCGGCTGCGGCGTCGCTGAAGTGATCGCGCAGGCGCGGGTGATGCGTCAGGAGCCAGGTTGCAGACCAGGGGTTGCCATTGCCGGCTGATTGGCGCAGGTGAGATAGCAGGTTGCTGCACTCT